GTGGAGGATTACAACCTGATGATCGCGGCGGTGCAGGAGGAGACGGCTGGCAGAATGATGGGTGGCAGAATGATGGGGCAGGAATAGGGACTAATTTCCCGAAACATCATAGTTTTCGCCCGGTGGCTGAGAGGCTGCCGGGCGTTTCTGTTTTGGTTTACCGCTGATTCCGCGGATGGGCGCGGATGGGGAAGGAGATGGCAGAGGGCAAATGGCAGAGGGCAAACGGGGGCGACGCTCTACGTTGGCTTATAGGGCGTCGGGCGATGCCAAGGTCTGGAGCACGCGGGCGTACGCGTTGAAGGGCATTTGCAACAAGATGCAAACGGGTTGCGGGCAAACGGGGGTGGCGGGGAATGGAAAGAATGGGGGCTAGGGGAAGGATGGGGGCGGAAAGGGCGCGGAAACCGTCCCGGCGCAGTATTCGGGCGGCGGGAGATGGGGTAGGCTCGCATCCGGTGAACGCACACACCAACCAGAACCGTTCGCATGACGCAACCCCGGCGGGGAGCACCAGCATATCTCCTCGCCGGGTGTTGTGCCGTGCCACGGGGGCGGCGATCCCGGAGGGGCCATCGCTGCCGGAACATATTCAGTGGATGCCTCCCGGCAAGGCGCATGTGGTGACGGAGCACGGTGGCGAGACTTACGAGGCCGATGTGAACTGCACGCCGGAGTTGTGCGCCCGGATGGCATCGACGCTCGATACGATGCTGGAAACGGCGCGGGCGGGCAACGGCGACTTACCCTTCACGGATTTCAACCACGAGGACGGCGCGGCTTCGTCGCACCCATCCCGCATGACATGGGGCGGGGATGATCCCAAAACGGGCGGGATCAGGCTGCACGTGGAATGGACCAATGCCGGTAAGGAAGCGATTTTGGGGAAAACGTTCCGCCGATTTTCCCCAGGTTTTTGGGTGGACCCTGACACGAATGAGATTGTCACCCTGGGAACGAACGTCGGCGGGCTGGTCAACCGGGCGGCCTTTCGGAAGATCCAGCCAGTATGGAACAAGGCCAAAGAAATCCCCACAGAAAGTATGGACGAAGAGATGAAGAACGAACTGAAGGCGCTGGGCGACCGGCTGGCCAAGCTGGAAACGGCCTTGCAAGAGGTCGCGGCCAAGGCCAAGGAGAATCCTGATCCGGCGGCCCGGATCGTGAGCATCGAGACGCAACTGGCGCAGATGCAGGCCGGGCTCAAGGCGGTCGGGGCCAAGGAAGCGGCTTCGGCGCTGGTGCGCGAAGTGGCGCCTGGGCGCATCCCGGCCGCCAACCCGCAGATCCTGGATTCCTGGATCGAACTGGTGGCCAAGGATGCCAAGAACATTGAGCTGCTGAAGGCGATCCCCGAGAACCCGGCCTTGAAGACCGTGGTGAATGTGACCGCCGGAGCGGCCAAGCAGCAGGGAGCGACGGCGCTGGCGGATCAGAGTGACGCCATCAATGCCGAGATCGGCGCATACCGGAAGGCGACCGGGTGCGATTATCAGACCGCGTGGAATGCGATCAAGGGCCAGAAGCCTGAGTTGTTCAGATAGGGCACAGATGACGGAGCGACTACCACAATTTTAGGTACAACAATATGAGTAAAGAGTACAGAAGCAGTGCAATCATCCCCTTGACCCCGGCGGCGGATTATTCCGCGTCGAAGGGTTATTTGGGGACGTTTTCGGGCGAAACCTTCACCGTTTCGGCATCGGCTACGGTGCCCGCAACGGGAGCGATCATCGAGGGCAACGACACCGCGGCAGGCTACGCCAACGAGAAAGTGGCGGTGGGCATCCTGGGATCGTTGGATGGCACGATTGCGATGCGCGCCGGGGGCACCATCGCCAAGGGAACGCGGCTCCAGCAGAACACGGATGGCACGGTCGTGACGGACCTGGGTCCGGGCAACGCGCGGGTGGTCGTGGGGGTGGCGTGCGAGGCGGCCGTGGCGGGGGAGAACTTTGAGGTCGCGCCGATTACGCCGTTCATCGGGGCCTAAGGGCACTGATGAGACTGATGGGACGAAGGAGACAGACACGAATCTAAAAAAGAGACGATATGAGTTCAAGATCAGCAGCCAGTAGTAATCCAATCCTGACGAATTACGCGCAGGGTTTGAGCCAGGACCTGACTTCCGCGTTGGCGGAGTTCCTCGCTCCGACGGTGCCGGTATCGGCCACGATTGGGCATTTCAAGAAGTTCAACGATGCGGACATGTACCAGGTGCTGGCCACCGGGCGTGCCGTGGGCGGGCCGGCGCGGCGCATCGAGTTCGATGCGACGGACCCGACCTACAATTGCAAGCCCAACGCGCTGGAGATCGCGATTGACGACTCCGAAATGGACGCGGCCGGGCCGATTGACCCGCTGCCGTTGCACCAGGCCAAGACGGCCGTGGTGGTCTCGACGGCGACGCTCAGCCACGAAGACCAGGTGCTGACGGCGGTAAAGTCCGGCGTGAGCGCGGTGGCCAACCGGGGTAATTGGTCCAACAACGACGTGGACCCGATTGACCAGATCGACGAAGCGATCCAGGCGATCAGCGATACCTGCGGGCGGTTGCCCAACCGGATCGCGCTCGGGATCGGGGCCTGGCGCAAGTTGCGTGGCAACGCCAACTGCAAGAAACGCCTGACGGGCGTGAAGGCCACCGGGTTCACCCTGGAGGACTTCGCCGGGGCGCTGCTCAATCCCTCGATTGAGATCAAGGTGGGCGTGATGGTGAAGAATACGGCCAAGCTGCCGGCGACAATCAAGCCGGTGAACATCATCGGGGACGAGTGCTTTATCTTCTACTCGAGCCAGAACCCGACCACGATGGACGCGAGTTTCGCAAAGACTTTCCGCGGGGCGCGCGGCGGGATCACGGCAGTCGGAACCTACCGCGATCAGCAATGCCGGTCGGACATGCTGTTCGTGGATTGGGCGGTGGATATCCAGGTCGTGGCGACCGGGGTGGTGCGGCGCTACTCGATCACCTAGGCCGAAAAGCAGAAAGTAGAAAGCAGAAAGCAGAAAGCAGAAAGCAGAAATCGAAAACGAAAGCATGAATATGAAGGACAAGATTCTCGGCGCGATGCGCGCTCTTCGGGATGGGTTCAAGGCGATGGTCAAGGCTTCCGCGTGGGCGACGGCCGTGACGGTCGGACTGTCGGTGTTGCCGGTGCAGGGCCAGGTGGATGTCACTTCGCAAACCAGTTGGCTGGGCGGGGTGTCGAACGTCGCGGGTTCTGCGGCGCTCACGGTGAATATCACCAATTACCTGCCCCAAAACCAAAATTGGGGCATCTGGTCCTGCCTAGCGACCACGAACAATTCGGGCAGCAACATCACGTTTGTCTTCGGGTTGATCCCGGATGGAACGAACATGGTGAACGACAAGAGCATCCTCTGGACGTTTCCACTCGTAAGTTACCAAGGGTGCGTAGCCTGGACCAACTGGGGCACGACCTACGATAACTGCCGCAAGGTGGTGCTGCGCTACATCACCAATGGACATAGCGCGACGTTGTGGGTGTCGAACGTGGTGACGCAACGCCGGTGACGATTTCGGTGCAGTTTGGTTGTCGTATTGGTCATAGGGTTCTCCCGGCGGTGGACGTGCGCCGCCGGGAGTTTTGTAGAGAGAATGGGACGCATGGGACGGATGGGACCAATGGAGCACGGAAAATATGACACCTAGCCAACTACTTTTACCGCAGGCGGAGATTGATTCGATTGAATCCCGGCTGACTAATTCCGGGAGCACGGCCTCAGTGGAGACCGTGCTCGCGGAGTCGGAAGCGCGGGTGAACAGCTACCTGGTCGGGCACACTGTGGACACGGCGCACAAGACGTCGTTGATTCGGTCCTTGGCCCTCAATGGGATTTACCTGCTGCTGGGGCCGGTTCCGAAAAACTTCGCGGAGGCCGCGGCGGCAGCGCTGAAGGAGTTGGAGGGCATCCGCGACGGCGCATTCAAGCGCATCACTCAGACGAGCACTCCGGCGGCCACAGGCACGTCGGGAGGGTCGTCGAATATCTTCTCGTGAGCTATACCGCACCCACCACGGTTCCCGCGATGGCCGCTTTGAGAGCGAAGCTGGTGGCGATGCAATGGAACGCGGCGGCGCTGTTCGAGCGGGTGGAACTGTTTGACCTGCGGGATCTGGAACCGGCGCTCGACGAGGTGCTGTCGTTCTCGAACCGGATTTGCTGCGTGATCCACGAGCGGACGGTCTATGAGAATTTCAAGGAAGGCCAGGTCCTGCGGACGCGGCGGATTCGGCATGTGACGCTATTGATGAGCGACCGGGTCTATGCGAACCGGCAGTCGGCGCTGGCCGGGACGGTCACGACGCCGGGGATCTACGCGATTGCGGACCAGGTGGATGAGGCGGTGGCGGGCCTGCTGATGCCGGGCTGCTATGTGCGGCCTGTGAGCGGCGAGAGCGTGGAGCTGCGCGACGCCAAGCGGGCCGATCTGCCAGGCCGGGAGTGCTGGACGCTTTCGCTCGACCTGGTCGGAGGACAAACGGTGCGGAACCTCGGGACGCAACCGATACCATGAACCCGAAAAGCGGAAAGATGAAAGCTGAAAGCGGAAATAGAACGGCATGAATCTCCCCTACACGGCGGATTTTAGCGGGACGGGCGCGCTGAGCAGCGATTGGTCGGTGCTTTCGCCCTATACAATCCTGGCACGGGCCAGCGGCAAACTGGCCGGGACGGGCGCGGCGCTTTTACGCGGGCTGGTCGCGGCCAGGCCGCAGATTGACCTGACATGGACGCTGGGCACGGGGCAACTGAATGTGTTGGCCTGTGTGTCCGCAGACTTGACACGGCTGTTCATCCTTACGATCGCGAGCAGCGGAGCCAACCTGAGCTACTCGACGACCGGGTTTGATGGGTCATGGACGACGCTGTACCAGGACGCGACGGCGCGGGGATCGGGCACGCTGGCGCTGGCCTGGTCGTTCGATGGAAAGCAGCACACGATCAAGATCGGAGCGGCGGCGGCCTTCACGGTATCGAGCGCGGCCGCGCCGGTGGCGCAGACGGGGATTGTCGGGTTTGTGATGGCGGGCAACTCGACGGTGTCTGCCTACCAGGTATCGCTATCGGGTCAGATGCCGGACCGCATTCCTCAGCTCACCTATCGGCTGTACCTGCAACGCTCTGGCGCGGCGGGGTACACGGATCTGGGGAATCTCCAGAAGGTGAAAACCAATCACCAACACAAGACGGTGGATTGGGTGCAGAAGTCGGGCGGGACATCGCGGGTGGCTTCGACGCAGATCGGGCGGATTGACTGGGGTTGGGAATGCCAGTTGGACGAGTTCGGGTCAATGGCGTTGGAGCTGCTCTATTACGGAGCGCCCACCGTCACCACGCAGAGCATCGCGACGAACGTCACCTGGCCGGCCAGTCCTGCCCAGGTGAAATTCACCACGCTCAAGAGTCCGCACGAGGGTTGGACGAGTTACGCCAGCATCGGCGCGGGCGTCGAAGGCACGGACTTCCTGGTCCTGCCTGATGCCGGGTGGGTGCAAATCCTGACCGACATGACCGGGGGTGCTGGGTTCCAATGCACTTACAACGCGCCGGCCCAGAGCCGGGCGGCATACGCGGCGATCACGGAAACGGTCTTGCCGTGCAACTTCCTCCTGATGGGGTTCGATGACAACGATCCGGCTCCCCGCGAGATTTACTCGGGGACAGGCGCCTTCAATGTGACGGCGACGGACGATCAGGACGGCGAGGCGATCACCAAATACACGCTGGCGCTTCAGGCGACGGGGGCGGTGAGCGCGAAACGACGACTCTAAAAGCAGAAAGCAGAAAGCAGAAAGCAGAAATTTCGGACACCAAATAGAATATGAGCAAGCAAGTCGGAACTCCAGAGTCCAAGCGCCAGTTGACGGCGCAGGCATTCATCCAGCGCATTACCGGCGGCGTGGCCGGGAGTTACATTTCGCTGGGCAACGTGTTAAAGCTCAAGACTGATCCGGGCATCAAGCTGGCCGATCACCTGGTGGCGGATAAGGGATTCAAGCGGGTGGACGCGCAGTTGGTCCAGGAGGCCAAGTGGACCTACACGCTCACGCTCGATGAGGTCTCGGCGCAGCATCTGCAACTGCTGTTGCTGGCGACGCAGGGATCTGACGCGGTGCAGGGATCGGGCGTGGCGCAGACGGTTTCGAACCCGTCGGGCGGAGTGTCGCCGGGGTATTCTTACGACTTGGGGAAACGGGGTTGCACGGCGCATGCATTGACGTTCGGCGGATCGTCCAAGACCGAGGGAACAGACTTCGTGCTCGATTACGGGTCCGGGATGCTGACGATCCTGGAGAGCGGGTCTATTGCCAATAGCACCACGCTGGCCGGGACGTTGACTTACCCAGCGGTCACCTATCAGCCGTTCACGCCGCTGGCGACGTTGACGATGAACATCAACTTCCTGATCAACGAGTTTGATCAGTTCAATAGCGCACCGCGAACGACGCACAGTGGCACCGGGCAGATCCGCTGCACCAATCCGGGCGAGCAGGATGGGGAGAAGGTGAACGAGTATGAGTTCACCATTTTGGCGACCGTGAAGCCGACCATCAGCGAGCGCAAAGACTAATGAGAGAATTACCGCTGATGACGCGGATGGACGCGGATGGGAAAGGCCTGCATCCGCGTTTATCCGCGCAATCTGCGGTCAAGGCCGGATCAGTTGCCGCAAAAAGGCGCAAAAGACGCAAAATGAGAGAATTACCGCTGATGACGCGGATGGGCGCGGATGGGAGAAGACTTCATCCGCGTTTATCCGCGCAATCGGCGGTCAAATCCGGACCGTTTAACCACAGAGAACACAGAGACACTCCAGATAGGGAAATTTATGGTTCCTGTCATCTCGGTGCCTCTGTGACTCTGTGGTGGTTTCTGACACAAATTCTATGAACCCTATGACTACTTTGGAAGGTGGAGAGGCGATGGCAGTGATGTCCCAAAAGGGCGAGCGACTGAATGTGGTGGTGCGACAGTTGCCGATCAGCAGCTATCGGACGTTCGCCGCTTGCCTGGATGATGAAGCGAAGGCGGCGGCGCTGCTTACGGGCATGTCTGACCAGGTGATTGAAAGTCTGACGGCGGGAGCGATCTGCGACATCATTGACCTGGGCGATAAGGTGAATGCGGATTTTTTCGATGTCTGGCTCCCCCGAAAGAAGGCGCGGTGGGAAAGGCTGGGGGCGCGCGCCGCCGGGGCGTCCGGTTCGACGACTACGTCGCCCGACTCGCGGCTGTTTGCGGATTGAGCCTGCGCGAGGCGGTGCGGCACTCGCTGGCGCAGTTGGAGCTGCTGGGCAAGGCCAGCCGGCGGCAACGGGCCGAAGACGCGCTCCAGATGCTGGCGGTGATGACGGAGGCGGGCGGGAATGTCTGGAGCAAAAAACCGGGGCGCACCGTGGAAAAGGCGCTGAGAAAACTGCTGACGGAGTAAGAACTTTGAACCACAGAGATACAGAGGCACAGAGCAAAGACAGGGACTTGGAACCTGTCTTTTTTGGCTTTCTCTGTGCCTCGGTGCCTCGGTGGTGAAAAAACAGTATGCCTGGGATCAATGTCAATTTCGGGGTTAGCGGCCACGTCGAAGCGGCGCATGAACTGGAGAAGATCGGCGAGCAGTGCGCTGGTTTGAAGGAGCAGTTCCTTGGGCTGGGTGGTGCCATTACCACAGCGCTGGCGGGATTTTCACTGACGAAGGCGGCGGAAGACGCGATGGAGTTTGCCGAGAGCATGGGTCTGCTCAGCCAGCGGGCCGGTCTGAACGTGGAGGTGATGACGCAATGGAGCCGGGCAGCTAACCTGGCACATGTGGACGCGGGAATCCTCAATATCGCCTTTCGGGACATGCAAATCTGGCTGGCCAAGACCGGCCAGCCGTTTGCAGATGTCAACGCTGCGATGCTGAAGCTTTCCCAGCGGATGCACGATTTGCCCGATGGCGCTCTTAAGACCGAGTTGGCCATGAGCCGTTTGGCACGAGCCGGATCGGCGATGATTCCGCTGCTGAACATGGGTCCAGAACGACTCCATGAGATTTTTGCGGAATCCTCTAAAATCGGAGATGTGACCGAGGATAACGCGCGAATGGCCGAGCAATGGCGCGAACACATTCTCGGGCTGAGCGAATCCTGGAAGATGTTTGCCCTGGAAATTGACAAGTCTCTTGTTCCTGGGCTCACCAAAACGCTGAACACCCTGACGGAAATCCTACACACGGCGAAAGATATCCTTGCGCAGAATCCGGGCGTTGGAAAGGCCATTGGAGCTACGGCAGAGGTGCTGACCGGTGGCGCGATGCTAGGTGGAGGGCTTTGGGCTGGTGGCAAGATTAGGGCGGCGGCCACGATGGCAGGCAGTGCTCTGGGAACCGGGGCGCTGATGGGCGCGACTACATTCGCATTGCCCACGGTCGCTTATGCGGGATTCTCAGCCTGGGACCCAAACAGCAAATATAGAGACATTTTTTCAACGCCCAATAACGCCAGCCTGGGCCTATCCTCCAGGAACGCCGTCCCAGAACTGCACGCCAATAAGATAGTGACCGACCAGGTCGTTGATTCTGCAGCCTCGCAGAATGACCTACTTAAAGGACTGAATCTATCGGCAGCGGCCGGAGAGGGAACATTCCTGCGCTACCTTGGGTCGGACGGAAGCTTCGGACCTTCCACGACGAAGACTGAGGCAGAGGCACCCACTCATTATAACCCTCTGGCGGACCGGATGCAGATTGAGTTCGCGAAGCAGAGAGTTGCCGTGGACAAGGAATATAACGCGGCTCTCCTTGAGGACGCGCGCGGACGCTACGAGCGCGAGCAGACCGACCTTTGGGAATACATGGACTATCGGCGGGGGATTCTGGAGGACAACTACCACGCCGAATCCGGGCTGATCAATGTTGAAATGGATCAGTTGGAACGGGAGATCGAGGCGAAGAAGAAAGAACTTGATCTAGGCGACATGACCAATGCCCAGGCGGCGGCAATGGACATGCAGATTGAACTGCTCTGGAGGAGATGGAACGAGACGGCAAATCAAGGCAGCATCGCCACCGCAAAATACTCAGCGGACCGGATTAAGATGACCAACGAGGAAGAGTCATCGCTTTTGAAACTACGGGATGAACGTGCCGCTTTTGATAAGGACCTGATCGAAAAGAACCCTTACATGCTCGACGCGCAGAAGAACGAGGCGATGAGGGCGGGCGGGTTCGAGTTGCACAAGCCGAGCGATTATGACATGGGGGCGCAGTTCAAGGTGGGGGTGAAGGGGTTGCTCGATGAATGGGGCACGCTCCAGAAGCAGATTTCCGATGGGTTCAAGAACACGATCAATAACGCGATTAGCAGCACGTCGCAGGGGATCACGGGGCTGATCATGGGGACGAAGACCTGGGCGCAGGCGCTGAAGGAGATCGGGACGAGCATCCTGAGCAATATCGTGGAGAGCATCATCACGATGGGGCTGAAGTGGATTGCGACGCAGGTGATGATCTCAGTGCTGGGCAAGTCGCTGATGGCGGGCACGGTGGGCGCGTCCATTGCGGCGGCGGGGATTACGAGCGCGACGCTGAGCAGCCTCTACGCGGCCCCGGCGGCCCTGGCGACGATTGCCACGCTGGGCACGGCGGCGGACCTGGCGCCGGGGGAAATCGCGGCGGCGCTGCTGGCGGTAAAGGGTGAGAGCGCGGTGGCATCGTTCGCCTCGGGCGGTTACACGGGCGCGGGCGGGCAGTATGACGTGGCGGGGCTGGTCCACCGGGGCGAGTTCGTGCTGTCGGCGGATGCGACCAGCCGGATCGGGGTGCCAGCGCTCGAGGGGCTGGCCAACGGCACCGGCGGAACGGGCGCGGGGGTGACGGTGGTGGTGAGCTACTCGGACGCGCAGATGAAACGGGTGCTTGAATCGGCCATGGCGCGCGGGGATATCATCCAGCATGTGCGGGAGAACCGGAACGCGATTGGGGTGCGGTCATGACGTGCGCCGGACATACCTTCCTCCCGAACAAGGCCAATTGGTCCACCAGCCCGAAGTATGCGCGGCAGTATGTGACCGAGATTGCGAGCGGCATGACGGGAGCGGAGTCGCGGTCCTCGGCGTGGGTGTGGCCGCGGGTGACGCTGAAGTATCTGCTAACGACGATGAATCTCCAGGACAATGAGCAGACGGCGGCGCTGGCGCGCGAGAGCGCCATGAGCGGACTGGCGTGTTGCCCGGCATGGGGCTGGGGCCAGGTGGTGGCGGGCGCATCGGGCACGACCGTAACCCTGACAGACGACGGCGGATGGGTATGGGTGGCCGGGGATTGGGTATTTCTGCGGAACGCGAACGAACAATGGGACGTGGCGCGGGTGGGCACGGCCAGCCTGGGCGGCGGGATATGGACGTTGACGCTGGATGTCGGATTGGCGCGGAGCTACGCCGCCGGGTTGCTGGCCTGGCCGGTGTTTTTCGGCCAACCCAAGTTCGATGCAACGGCCGTGCAAACCAACGAATGGATGGATGCGCCGGTGAGTATTTCGGAGATACATCCTCGCGCGGCGGGAACGGCCGGGGTGCCGTCCGTGGTAACGTCGTCGCTGGGGATCGGGGCGATGGCGGTCGGAACATCTTTTGCGGTCGCATGAAAGCAGAAAGCAGAAAGCAGAAAGTTGAAAGCTGAAAGCTGAAATCGAATGAGTTTACCCACCGCAGCATCTTTGAAGGCTCTGTTCGAGACGGGGGATCATCCGAGCGCCGCCGATTTCGCGACGCTGATTGATGGGATCTTCGCGCTCTATGCGGACGGGCTGAGCCAGGCGCAGACCATTGCGGCGTCGCAGGTGTGCGCTAATCAGAAATGGTGCGTGCTGAATTGCACGCATGAGCGGTCCATTTCGGCGGCGGGAGACAAGACGCTGTGGCAGTTGACGAGCAAGGGACCGTTGAATGACGCAGTGGTAGTTTGCTCAACCGCGACGGTGGGGAGCAACATCACAGATAGTGTGCAGGTCAATTTCGTGACGCCGTTTGTCCCTGTTTCAAATCCGGCGAGCATGAACTATTACGGACTGATTCCGACGGCGGTGGACGCCAGCGGGTATTGGGTGCGCTGGGATTTTCTGAGCTACACCACGCCGAGCACGCTGCTGAGCACGCGGGCGCTGATCAACCAGCGGATTGTGTTCCTCGCGCTCTGAGCCATGAGCTTTTCCACCGCATCCCAATTGAAGGCCGTGTTCGCCAATGGCGCGCATCCGACCAGCGCGGATTTCGGGCGGCTGGTGGACACAGTGTTCACGCTGCACGATGACATGGTGGCCAAGGCGACGGGCCAGGCGGCGAGGCAGATGATCCCCGGAGAGAAGTGGTGCGTGATGACGTGCAGCCAGGAACGAACCAGCCAGGACGATAACGCGCTCTGGACGTTGGAATCCAAGGGCGTGCCGGGTGACGCGTATCTGGGGTGGGCGAACTGGGCTTCGGGCGGGACCTACAATGACGTGCTGATGCTGAAGTTCTACTCGCCCTTCTGCCCGGTGCCACCGGTGGACATCTGGCCTTACTGGGGGTTGGACTGGACTTACCTGGACATCAACAATTACATGTGGGTGTTCTGGATGCTGCCGGCATGGAACGGGGGATTGCTGGGCACTCGGGCGCGGCTGGGCCAACGGATTACCTTCGTGGCACTATGAGCTACCTCTCCAGGCCGGTTTATGCGACTCCGATCAACTGGTCCGACCCGGTGCAACGGACCTGGAGCTATGACCAGAGGGAACTCACGCTGGGAGGCGCGGCGGTGGTATTCCAGCCGACCGAGACAAACGTGGTGCAGGGTTGGAGCTTCGGAGTGGAGGTGACGACGGCGGCGGGGTGCCGGTCGGAGGACGACTTCTTTGACGCCTTGAGCGGCCGGCTGAAGGGGTTCTGGCTGCCGACGCCAATGGAAGCGATGCAGATCGTCTCGGCGGACGCGGGCGGGGCCTTCATGGACATCGTGGATCAGGGCCTGGCGGAGACGTGGAATGCCGGGGTGGACACGCACTTGATGGTGAGCACGGCAACGGGATCGGCGATGGGCTCCATAACCGGGGTGCAGGATCTGGGGAATGGGAAGGAGCGGGTGACGTTCCTGTCGGCGTTGACCCCGGCGCTGCTGATCCCGACGGCGCTGGTGAACCGGCTGCATTATGTGCGGTTGGTGGAGGATGCCATCAATATCGAGGTCCTGGCCGAGGGATGGCAACGACGTTCTGTGAAGGTGGTGGAACTGCCGTGGGAATACCAGGCGGCGGAGACGGGGCTGAAGCCGGTCTATCTCTACCATTTCTGGATGGACGCTCCGTTGGCAACGCACTGGCGGTATGCGAGCTTCCCGACGGCGATCACCAGCGGCGGGCTGGTGTGGGAGAGCGAGGCGATCACGCACGGGAAGAGGAAGCAGAGCACGCAAGGAATCAATGACACGCTGGACATTTCAATGCGTCTGGGGAGCGACACGCCGCTGGGTTACTTTCTGCCGATCCCCCCGAGCGCGACGATGCGGGTGGAAGTCCTCGCTTGCGACTACGCATCGCTGAACGCGACGAGCACGCTGTTCACGGGCCAGGTGATGGCGATCCAACAACAGCAGGACCGGGTGGTGGCCAGGTGTGGTGACCTGAGCCAGCGGTGGTCGCGCAAGCTGCCATGCTTCTACATGCAAGGGGATTGCAATTACCAGCTTTATGAGCCGAATACGTGCCAGGTGAACCGCGCGAACTATGGCGCGGCGGGAGTGATCGTGGCAATGGACATGACAGCGCTTCCCCCCACGATGCGGGTGCAACTTCCGCAGCCGACGAATGACGTGATCACGGCGGACTATTTCGCGGGGGGCATGCTGGAAGCGGGCCTGGGGACGAATTACGAGCTTCGGACGTTGATGAGCAGCACGCTCTACATGATGACCACCGACACGCTGGTGCTGACGCTGGCGGTGCCGGTGTACCACTTGGCGGTGGGTGATTGGGTGGCGCTCTGGGCCGGATGCGACGGGACGATTGGGACGTGCGCGGCAAAATTCAACAACACGGCCAACTTTGGCGGGTTCCCGACGATTCCGCTCTTTAACCTAAGCATCGCGGAATCGGCCAGCAGCGGCGGAGGAACGGGAGGAAAGAAGTGATGACGATTCCCTTGGGGTTTCGGATTTGGGGCGCGGCCACACCGCAAGAGCGAGTCATGGCGGCACGGAGTTGGATCGGGACGCCGTTTGTGCCGCACGCTCATCTGAAGGGTGCCGGAGTGGACTGCGTGCAACTGGCGCTGTGCTACTACCAGGAATTCTCGCTCTTTCCCCTGGTGGACCTGGGGAGCTACACGATGGACGGGGGCCGGCATTTGGAACGGAGCCGAGTGCTGGAATGGATTGAGGAATCGAACGCGTTCATGCCGGTGGACATTTCCAAGGAGTTGACCCGCGCCGGGGATCTGGCGTGTTTCCGCGTGGGCCGGATTCCGCACCATTGCGGTATCCTTACCGAAATGGGCGGGTTCGTCCATGCGCTGCGGGGCTCAGGCGTGAAAGAAAGCAGCCTGGCGGACCCGACTTGGAACCATCGGCTGGAAGCAGTCTTCCGCATTAAGGAGGCCGTGTAACATGGGGTTCGGGTCGAGCGCCAATTTACCGAGTCCGACGCCCGCGGCGGGGAATATCCCTCCGACGAATCTGGCGACGAACCAGCAGTCCAGCCCGGTGCCTTATCTGGCGGGACGTCGTCGGATCGGGCTGACATGGATAGACGACATGCGGGATGTGACGTCCCAGGGAATATACACGGACGCGGGGAAGGACGGAGACGTGCAGACCGGGACGGCGCATTGGGCGACGCTGGCTGGGGCGATCTGCTGCGGGCCGTTGACCCAGGTGGATGAGATTTGGATCAACAATTCTCAGGTGTGGGTGGGTCCGATGCTTTTCAACGGGGCGGATGTGCTAAGCATCACGCTGCCGGGCTGGGGCTACAAGGGGGATTGCGTGGCGTTGTTTTACCCTGGGACCAATACACAGACGTGCGCTGATGCTTCGGACTGGGCCGCGCGGATGTGGGCGCTGTTAAGCGACGCGCTCTACTGGAGAGGCGCGGTCCGACGGTGGCCGGGATGGTTTCCAGCAAAAAGTAACCTGGGGGATTACATCGCCGCCATGCAATCGCTGATGCGGTTGCCGGCGGTCGAGAACGCATATCGCGGCATTGCCTGGGCCAAGTTCCCGAAATTGAACCTAGGGCTGGGGCAGACGAACGCGCCGAACATCGAGGTGGTGGTGACACGGTTGCCGGCATGGGACTGGTTGAATCCCGGCAGCAACGGGAATGGAGCGAATCCGGTGTCCATACTGGTGGATTGGCTGACGGATGCGCGTTTCGGACTGGGAATCGGCCCCGACAAGCTGGACCAGACGGCGCTGGTGGAAGCGGCCGCCGTCTTGAAGGCGTCCGGGCTGGAGTTGTCTCCTTTGCTGACTTCGCCGACGGAGTTGAAATCGCTGGTCGCAACGTTATGCGAGCACGCGGAAATGTTCCCGATTGTGACGAGCTCGGGCAAGGTGTCGGTCGTGCTCGACAAGGGATCTGCCAGCCCCGGCAGCTTGCCGCAACTGACGAGCGCGGCGCTGATGGAGCGACCGCAATGGGACGTGCCTGACTGGAGTCAGGTGCCGAGTATTGTGGCGGCGCAGTTCACCGACGCCTCGCTGGCTTACCAGAGCAACATCTCGCGGTGGCGGGACCGGGCCAACATGGATATCAGCGGGGAGAACAACCTGGCGACGATCACGCGGGACTGGATGATCATCGAAAACATGGCGCAGACCAGCGCGATGGCATACGCGCGGAAAAACGGGTCTCCACTCTTGAGCGGATCGCTCGCGGTGCGGCGCACCGGGACATGGTTCGAGGACTTGGCCCCTGGAAACTTGTTCCGGCTCTATCTGCCCGATGATGGATTGGGCGATACGATCTGCCGGGTGCTGGAAAGGACTGACCCAGGCCCAGCCATGATGTCGTTCGACATCTCGTTTCAGTGTGACCGAAGTTATCTGGGAAGCTGGTCGGGAGGATCGCCCCGGAGCAAGAAGGAGCTGCGCGGCGGGATTTACCCGCAATTATCGCCGGTGCTCCCCGATCTGGAACAGGTGCGCTTGGTGGAACTGCCCTTGGCTCTGTGTCTGGACGGGAAGCCCGCCTTGACGGTGCTGGCCCGGAAGGACACGGCGTCGGCCCTGGGCGCGGCGGTATGGCTGGATCGGAACTTCGATGGATCGGCGGCTCCCCCGGATTCTTACGAGCTACTGGGGACCGCGACCTTATGCCAGGCAGGCACGCTCGCGGAAGATTATCCAGCGGGAAGATCGGGCGATGTGACGGGCGGACCAGTGGTGCAATTGGAGGGACCGGATACCACACTCGACGAGGGGTTCGTATTCGATGCGCTGGCCGACTCCATGCTCTTGTTCATGGGGGATGAGATCATGAGCGTCGCGGGCATGGAGACGCTGGGAGCGGGGTTGTACCAATTGCATGGGTTTCGAGGACGGTTTAGCACACCTATCGGCAACCACTCGAACGGGGACGCGGCGTTCCTGATCCGGCGGGACCAATTGGGGGTGTTCAGCCATGCCCACTTCCAGGTGGGCACGACAGTGAAATGCAAGGTCGCGCCGGCCTCGGGCAAGCAGGTTTTGGCGTTAGACGGGGTGACGCCGATATCCCTAATGCTCACAGGCCGGGCTTACACCGACCTGGCGCCTTTCAATCTGACGGTGAACGGTTTCATGCGCAACGCGACTTACACGGCTGTTTCGGGGCTGGTGGTTGGGTGTGACGCGCCGAGCGATTTGGCCAAGCTGCCGCCGGAGGTGACGGTGGTGGGAGTGTTGGAATTGGTGAAGGACGACGACACGGTGATGCACTCGCAGACGGTGCCGACGTTCGTGGAGAGCCTGACGCTGGCCTGGACGGATGTGTCGGGATGGGTTGGAGCAACGGTGGATTTCCGGGTGCGCATGACGTTTTTGTTCGCGTCGCCGTGGTTCATGGTGAACAGCGGCAGCGCGGAGTTGGCAGTGAAAAAAGTATGACATTGATTCAGAAAAATGGCAAGGAACGGACCTTCGAGAAGGCTCCGTTCCCGTGGTTTGGTGGCAAGAGCAGGGCGGCCCACCTGGTGTGGCCGAGGTTTGGTGACGTTGCGAATTATGTGGAACCGTTCGCGGGGAGTTTGGCGGTCCTCCTGAAGCGACCACACTATCCGTTTGCGCAGACGCGCATCGAGACGGTGAATGACCGGGACGCGTTCGTGGCGAATTTCTGGCGCGCGATCCAGAGCGATCCGGGCGCGGTAGTGCAGCATGCGGATAATCCGGTGAACGAGGCAGACTTACACGCGCGCCACGCCTGGCTGCACGCGCAAGCGGGCCTGGTGGAAAAGATCATGAGCGATCCCAAGCACTACGATGCGAAGGTCGCGGGGTACTGGGTATATGGGCTGAGCACGGCGATTGGAGACGAGTTCACCAGCCCGAAGAAGTTGAACTCGATCCCGCAGATGGGGTCGGGCAGTGGAGTGCATCGGCAGAGCTTACGTGGTTGCGGGTGCTGCCGGGGTCGGAGATCCGGGTTGCTCAGCTATTTCCGCACGATTCAAGACCGGTTGCGCGGGGTGCGCGTGAGCTGCGGGAACTGGACGCGGGTGTGCTCGCCGATGGTGACGACCTATCACGGGTTGACGGGGATTCTGTTTGATCCTCCCTATTCACAGGACCACGGATGCGCGACGGTTTATGGCGAGAACCATGAGCGGACCACGTCCGCCGAGGTGCGCAATTGGTGCATTGACCGGGGAGAGGACAAGCAACTGCGCATCGCGTTGTGCGGCTACGACACCGAACACGGCGAGATGGAGGCGCACGGATGGACCGTGGTTTCATGGAAGGCCGCCGGGGACTACGGCAGCCAGCGCAAGGATAAGAGCAACCAGAACAAGAACCGGGAACGCATCTGGTTCAGCCCACACTGTTTGAAGGCAACTGACTGA